GAATCGACGCCAAGGTTCGGGGCGGAGGAAAGGAAGTTGTCGGCGAAGGAATCCGGCTGAAATTCCCCCGTGCCTTGCGTGTATTTCAGTCCGTCGGAAATGTACTCATCGCGGAACGTGAGCACGGTTCGGCTGGCTACGTTCAAGGTCTCGGTGGGTTCTGCCGTGGCGCTCGTGGCGCTCTCATATCCCAGCTTTACCGTGACCTCCCGCGCGGCGTATTTCGTGCTTCCCAATCCGATGACATTGGCCCCGGCGAAGTTGGTCGTTCCGATGGTCGTAATGGCTCCGTTGGTATCGTTGGAGTTGGCTATCTCGGTAGACACATAGTCGTCGCAGATGCGGGAGATATCAAACGCCGCACTGTATGGGGGCGAAGCCGTAAGGGGGTGCGTCTTGAGCTTGGCCACCTCCGTACCTCCTATCTCGACCTGAAGGATGAACCGATACTTGTAATACGTGGCGATTACGTTCTCCTGGACTTGGAAGATAATCGGCTCGGCCGTGCTTTGGAAGTCGGTCGTATTGGGGAAGAATTCAAACTGGGCCGCCATCGAGTAGGGTCTTTATCGCGTTTCCTATGTCCTGCGCTACGGCTGCCTCCAATTTCGCGTTGTGCTTCTTGAGGGTCTTGTCGTATGCGTTCGTGAAGAAATAGGAGGGTCGGATACCGGTTTGATATATGCTTCGGGAGATCGCGTACACCATCGACTTACGTTTGGCAAATTGACCCCCTGCCGCGCGTGGGGCGATGCCCTTCTTTACGACCCATTTATCGATAGCGGGGCGGAGCCTTCCCGATGGACCGGATCCCGACCCAAACCGGAACGGGGACCGGGGAGCCTTGGCGCTGCTCATTGCACCCTTTACCCCCTCATCTACGAACTGCCAGTATTCGGCACCGGGAAAGGAGAAGGTCAGATCTAGACTCTTTTCATTCTTTGATACGCTCTGCTCGTAGCGGATGGAGTTGTACAGGTTGCCCGTCACCACCTTCCCCCGTGCCTTGAGGGATATGCGGGCGCGGCGGCGTACCTCCTTGCCAATCTTCCCTAGCTCCTGCATGGAGTGGGTCATGCGTACCCGCTTGCCGTCTATGGTGATGTAGTCCTTCATGCGAAGGCGGCCGCGCAGAGGTCGAGCGTATTCGAGGTCTGAAGGCGTACCGTCCCGACCCATCCCGTGAGGAGGTTATCGAAGCGGGCGGTGAACGGTTCACAGTCCACGGGCAGCTCGATACGGACGTCGCGGTTCACGTCGCTCTGGGCACTCAACACCTGAGCGTAATTGCTTACGATGTCAATGAGCGTGCGCAAGGTGTCGGAGTATTGTTCCTGCGCGTCGGTCTGTCCGGGTAGGACCATATCCATAACGAGGACGTCGAGGGAGTAGATCAAGACGCCCCGCTCGATGGTGGCCCCGCTGATGTCGGCGTAGCAGATAGGGTACTTGTCTCCGGCCAGCTTCTGAATATCGACCTCGCTCATCTCGCCCTCCTTGAAGGAGCGAATAAAATGGTGGTCCAGGGCGATGGCTCCCAGCTCGTCGATGATTTGGTTTACTGTTCTCATAGGTTCATTTTTTGCTTTTCCAGTAGCGCCCGATCCTGCTCATAGGCGAGCCAAGCGAGGGCCGTTTCGAGGTGAGTCCTTTCAACCTGCGGTAGTTTAGTAATATCCTCCCCTGCGAGATGTACGAACGTGGCGAACCATCCGTATTTCTCGGATAATTTGGAGCCTGCACCGCCTTGGAATAACTGTCCAAAGCGTCGACTAACGCCCTCCCGGTACGCAAAAAAAAAGCGGCTGCACCGAGGGCGTGGGCGAGCTTCATCTCCTTGAAGAACTCCGAGCGGTCCTCCCCGTCGTAGTCGGCTATCCGGTAGAATTCTCCGTGCTCCTCTACGATGGGTCGGTACAGTATGCCCATGACCTGGGGGAGGTGGGTATCGAAGGAGTCTTTGCAGAGTGTCTCTATGTCTGCGAACTCGGCCACGGTGACGCGGGAAAGGTTGGGATGGAATCCGTAGCGCTGGTCTAGCTCGATGATCCTCTCGACGGGATACTCCTCGTCGTACTTGTCGAGGATGCCGCCGATGACGCCTCCGATATGCTGGATGTCCTTCTGTTCCATCGCCATCACCTCGGCCCGCTCCAGGTGGCAGAGTATGCAGATGGTCCGTACGACCTGCTCCATCTCGTCCCCTTCGGGTATGGCCTTTACTTGGAGATACTGGTCGACGGTGATGTCGTACAGGTTCTCCGGTATGGTGATGGTCTTCTTCACGATAGGAAATATTTGCCGCTGCGGTTTGTGGTCAGCAAGTTCAGACACACGTACCGCACCGCGTCTATTCCGTGGTTGTCCTTGTCCACGGGGCGGTTGAGGTTGCGCCCGTTCTTGTCCTGCTCCCATCGGTACGCCCGGAGTTCCTTCTGTAGGTTCGTGCTCTCGGCGGTGAGCAGGAGCTTGTGGCGGCGCATTATGTCGATCCCCTGCCGGACCGAGTCCGGTCCCTTCCGTGCTGGCTTCACGTTATGCCCCAATCGAAAGAGCTCCTCGATACTCTTCGGCTCGGCGCTGTCTGCGATGATGGTTTGCACGTCGAGCTTGTTCAGCTCCTCGGAGATGTCCGGGTTCGTGAGTCCGGTCGAGTACAGTCGCTCGTGAAGTATGAGCGTGTGGCCGTCCTGATATACATCGATGACGGCGGTGGGGTCGTTGGTGAAGCCAAAGTCTAGGCCCGTCCCGATGCGCTTGCCGGCTATCTCTCCTACCTCCCAATGGAAGACGGCGGCCTGGTTGACTCCCCTTTCTCCGAGGCCGTAGATGCGCCAATAGTTCGGGTCCGCATCCTTGAGGCGTTCAATCTCTGCGATGGTGGCCCGGTCGAGGTAGGGGTTATCCTTGTACGTCGTCCGAAAGAATGAAGCGTCTTCCCTCGGTATGACCTCCTCGTAGATCCAGTGGTATTCGTCGGAGGGGTTGAAGTCGATGATGACCTTCCCCGTAGTCCGCAGGAGTAGCTGCCGCCAATCTTCGAGGCTCAATTCATTAGCCTCGTTCACGAATAGGATTTGCCTCTTCCGGCCTCGGACCTTTTGGGGTTGGTCCACGCTGATGAACTCGACGAGGTTGCCCCAGAGGATGTACGTCGCCTCGCTCTTGTTGTGCTGGTCTACGTTGTATGCGTCCTCCTTTTCTAGGATGGAGAAGAAGTCCCGCATCGCCGTCGCCCTCAGCGCCGGGAATGTCTTCCGGGCTATGGTGATGACCGCCCCAGCGTTCTCATTCTCATAGCACAGTTCTACGAGGCTCTGAAGTATCGAGTACGTCTTGCCCGATCGGGTTCCGCCCTGGTGTACTTGGATGCGGGAGGCGCACCCCTTGACGTGGTAGTACGTGGCGGGCTGCTTCACGCAACGTCCGGAATCCTTGCCCAATGTGTCGGGGGGCCATCGAAATCGGCGTCCTCAATTTCCCAGATGCCTTCCGGGTCGTGCTTCATGCAGAAGAATATAACGGCCGAATGCCACGAAGCCTCCTCCGGCTCGTCAGCTTTGCAGACCAAATAGAAGCCTTCGAGTTCAGGCCGCGTGTCGAATGTGTTCCAAGTCATGTTGTGAATTTACGATACGTCCGCGTTGTCATCGGTGAACCAGGACAGCGGCTTCTTCTCTGCGACGGCTATCTCCTGACGCTCCACGTACCCGCGCTCCTTGCCCTTGGTCTTGAGGTAGAAAATCGTGGCCGCGGGGTTGCCGTCCTTTATCAGCTTGTGAAGATGTGACTCGGCGAAGTCGAGGGCCACGTCGCCTATCTCGCTCACCGCCTTCTTGTATTCGGGATCTTCGAGCCAGTTGTAATGCGTCTGCCGGGAGATGCCCACCGTCTTGCACGCGGTAGAGACAATACCGAGCGACCGCTCCAGGGCTTGCACCATCGCCTTTTTTTGTGCGTCCATTTGCGTCTACTTCTCCGACTGATTGATACATACGGCCACCCTCTGCACCATATCGGGAAACTCCCTCTTCGAGGTGTCGTCTGCTATGCAGCGGGCTATGAATTCGCTTTTACTCTCGCCCTCTTTTTTTTCGGGTAGTGGCATTATCCTCTGGGGTCGTATTGGGCGTCTCCGGTACTTTCAAAGACGGGGGTGACGCTTAGGCTGTATGTGGCGTGTTCGTACCTCATAGCCTTCTTTTTCGTCCGTGGGGTGGAGATGTGGCGCCTCAACATTAGCTCGGCGTGTTTCCTGCTGGAAACGTACCATACCTCTCTTTCGTCCAATTCGGGGCAGGTAAATACCGCCTTGTAAATCTCAGCCATGCAGGGCTAAATATAGCAGGATTGCCAGCACCCCCATATAACCGTAGAAGGTGGCGCGGTATGCGTATTGCTTACTCATGGATCTTTCCCTTGTAGTGCTGTATGATGCGTTCTGTTTCATGCTTGTAGTATTCCTTGAAGGTCCCGGTCGGGTCTTGCATCCACACCTTATACAGGACGTTCCGTAGGCGTTGGCTTTGACTCTTAGGTTCGTCGTATAGGTCCAGCTCCACCGCGTCCAATTCATCGACCTCATCGCGGTTCATCTTCTCCTCCCCCCGGAAGTACAGAATCCCGAACGTATCAACGAGGCGATCTATGTCCGCTATCTCTCCGGAGGTCTTCTCCTGGGTAATGAAGCGGAGGGAAACGGTGCGGTCCTTCCTGCGTTGGTACCCGTCAAGCTGGCCGGCGGTTATGATTTTCACAGTTTGCCCTCTTCGCGCATTATCTTTTCGGCCCACCGCTTCCCGGCCAGACCTCCCCATAGAAGGTACGAAATAGTTCCGCAAGCCTGCGTATCTGACTCGTCGTAATACTCCTCCGCGCGGGAAAGATATGAATACATCCGCTGTACGGTATCGAAGGAGACCGCTTGCCCTTGGGCTAGCTGTTGGGCGCGGACCTTCCCGACTTGGGTGGCGCACTTATTGCCGACCTTCTCATTTAGTTCGATGCCCTTCTTCGCGTTGTTCGATACTGCGTCGGGGTAGTCGCTCCAGGTTTTAAGGTTTACACGTATACTCATAGGCTCGTTGTAGTTTCTCGACCATGCTTTTGTTCTTTCCGGTACAGTTGCAGGGCCTTTCGTTGGCGTTGAAGGTGCGATTGAAGATGCCGTAGATATCGCGCCACTGGGCACGCGATAGGCGGGTTCCCGATTTCTTGGAATACTCGATGGACGGGAGCAGCTCCTCGTAAGCCGTTACGTCCTCCTCGGACATCTCGACATTCCTACCGGGGAAGATGGCGTTCAGTTTCGCGCGGCGTTCCTCACACCCGCAGTCCTTCACGACGGCTTTCACGGCTTTATCTATCCCCGTCGCCTTCGTGAACTGCGCGATCCTGTCGCCGAGTCCCTTGGAGTTGTTTTCTGACACGTCGAATTGTGGTGTAAAGGGTATGTCGGGAGATGCCCGTCGACTCCGCGAAGGAATCGAGGGTGTGTCCATCCTCGAAATATATCGCAAAGACCTCCGCATCGAACCAGGGGAGGTCGGCGAGGCGTTCTTCGATGTGGGTCAGGAGCTCGTCGCGGTGTGCCGCTACCCCGTCCCCGTCCCACCAGTCGACGATATGGTGAGCGAACTTCCTGCGGCGCTCTAAATCCTTTCGCCATTTGTAATGATATCGGGAGGTCTTCGAGTTGTAGTTGTTGACCATGACCCGCAGCGCCCAATACTTCAGCTGGTTCCTTTCGAGCAGGCCGTCGATGGTTTCGTCTTTCGTTTGGTAGAGCTGTAGGATAACCTCGTGCAGCAGGTCCGGCCCGTCCTTCCCTGCGATCCTATAAGCGGCTTGCAGGAGGTCGTCGTAATTGCGCTCAAGGTATCCGTCCAGGGTCATAGCTTCCGGAGGCGTCGGTTGTAGACATCGATGAGGGCCTCCAGTTCCTCGACGCTGTATTTCCTTGTCGTGTTGCTTAGGGCTTCGATTTCCATCGCCGTTCCTTCCCCATATTCGGCGTCCAGGTTGCGGGCGAATCTGTACTGCTCCCCGCTCCGGAATCCGTTGCAGCTCTTACACTGGCATTTTACATTCCTCTCGTCCCATCGGGTCGAGAACTTGGCCCGGCTTTGGAAGTGTCCCGCGTCGACGGTCTTCCAATGCTTCCACACCCCGCACGTAAAGCACTGCACGTACCCCCTATGGTCTGCGTCCTTGCTCCGTACCCATTGGGAGAAGACCCGATCGAGGCGGGCGATGAGTTTCTTTCGGGTCATACGAACAGGCCTAGGCACGCGAGTAGAAATACGACGAGATTGAACAGGCGCACCTGGTGCTCTTGGTAATACTCCGCGCCGATTTGCGCGAAGGTGAGAATTGCGATTGCGAGGAGTATGCCGGGGGTCATTTCGGTTTGATCTCGCCGAGTTCGATGAGGTCCTCGACGGTCAACAAGATAGCCTTCCGGGGTTGTTCGCGGTTATACCCTCTCTGGTACGGGTCAAATTCCGGACGATGCTGACGCTCCAAAATTGTCTCCGCTCGCATCTCCTCCCACTTCCGGCAGCACGTCATAAGCTCCCCCAGCTTCAGCCGCCCGTACATGGGTCCGAACTTGTCGCGCTTGATGTACTCGAATACGAGCTTGAACTCTTCGAGGCGGAAGGCGGGGAATTCTTCCATTAGGGCGCGGGCCGTCTCCTTCATTTCCTCGTCGTCCTGGATGGTCTTGGTCGCATCGACGAACTTGATCAGCTTCCCCAGCTCCAAAAAAAACCACGCCCGAACCTGCTGCGGGTGAAGTCGCAGGGCCGTGCGGATGTTTGTACCCCCCTCCCACGCATTTTGAGGGGTCAAATTTCGACTTTCTCCCTTCAGGAGGGCCACACTACTAACCGTTAGCGATGAAGTCCTTGAGGCCGTCGGGAGTGAATCCCTTTGGATTAAATCCTTTTCGTCTGTCATTGCTCTGTCTGTTTCTTTCATTCGATAGCCACTGCCGGGCCTTGGGTTTCCACTTCGCAATCGGGGTGCCGTTGACCATCCACCCGTTCGCCTCGTAGTAATTGTAGAACGCTGGGCCGAGGTCGGGCGCAAGATCGGCCCCGCCAATATCTACCAAATACTCCACGACCTCCTCCTCGGTTGGTCTCTGGTATTCCAAATCCTCGCGCGCGTTTGTTTTCTCTTCTGTTTTATTGTTTCTATAAGTACTGATGTCCTTTTGGGTCATCACGTGGTGTCCCTTTTGGTCGTCAGCTATTGTACCTTTTGTCCCCCTGATTTCCCTTTCGTCCATTAGGCAATATGTATACACCGGGTCGAACCCATTTCGCTCCCGGCTCAACACCTCCAAATCGACCAGCTTACGCAACGCCGCGCGGATCTGTTTGTGAGAAAGAAACGGAAGATACTCGCCCATCTTGGCCACGGTTTGAGTGACGCAGGGGCGCCCGGTTTCGTGCTCGTTCCTTTCAATCCAATACTTGAGATGGGAAAGAACGGCAGCGGCTGGGAGACCATACCGCTGCGCGTCCTCTACTTCAAACCAATACTTCATGGCCCAAAGATGCCATCGGGATCAAGTTTCTTCAGGGCAAATTTGACCTGCCGTATCTCCCTGTCGTATTGCAAGACCTGTCGATTATTCAGTCCGTTCTTGGCTCTCCCCTTGTAGAGGTTGCGCCGGAACTCCTGGAGAAACATGATCCGCGTGACGCGCTCCTCGTGGGGTATGTCAGTCCTCATCGTCGACGTATTCACAATGTTCTTTGCACTCCGGGCAGATACCCACGTCTTCGCTGGTCAGGACCGGGGCGGCCCCACAGCAGTCGCTTACTCGTTCATCCATTCGTTGAAAGCTGCTTCGTATTTCTTGGCCAGCATAATGACGTCCTTAACCAGCACCTCGTGCGGGGTAGAAAACTCCTTGTGCTTGTATTGATTGGCCCACGCCATGCCCGCCAACTTCAGGCACATCCCGCGAATAATTTGCTTGTCCTTCTGCGGGTTCGCGGCTGGGAAGCCTCCGGGGATAGGCGGGTTCTTTGAGATCTTGAGCTTCTTGCCGTACTGGTTCTCCCGTTGTACCTCATAGTAAACCTCGTCGCCCACCTTGTACGGAGGCTCGGCGGTCTTGCTGTTGGCCTCTCCTACCGTCCCGTCTGCGAAGGCTATCTCGAAGGTGTACATGGTCCCGAACTTGCCTTGCCAATCCCCTTTCCCTTGGATGGATTCAATCTGCGCTTGTACCATAGGTCTTCGGGTCTTTGAGGTCAATACTCAAGGCCTCGCATATTTGGCCCAACTCGCCCACGGAGAACAGTCCGGGGTCTTTCAGCTTGCGGTTGATGGTAGCAGCGTGAACGCCCAGCTCATCGGCCAGGTGTTTCTGCGTCTTCTTCTGCACCGCCATCTCTGCGACGATAGCACGGTTCACCGCGGCGAACCACTCTCTGTATCTTGTCATCGTTTTGTGTTTTGACCCTCCAAAGATATGACAGAAATTTGCAGGATTGCAAAACTTGTCTATATATTTGCCCCATGCAACACACAAGCACTCCCCTATTTGATGAGGTCATACAGATGGCGACTCCCGATTGTATCAGGAAGCGCGATATGACCCTGGTCCGCAAGCTCAAGAACTTGCAGGAGTACACCGAGCGCATCGAGAAACTCCTCGACGATGCTATGTCCACACTCGAAGACGCTACCAAATGACCGCAGAACAGCAAATGATGCACCTCAATCACAAGATTGGAAGGGACGAGGCCGTCCTCGATTGCATGAACGCCATTGAAGCGATGCAGGAACAACTGTATAAAGACATCGAGTCCCGGAAGTTCGATATCGACGGGGCAAGAATTCAAGGGTACGACCTTGAGAAAGATCCAGTCGTTATGCAGCTCCGCGCTCAGATTCATATCCTCTACGTCATGCACAAAGAATTCGTTTCGCTATGATTCTCTACGATAAGATGGAGGTCGATACGTGGGAGCAGATGCGGTGCATATGGCGGCGGCTATGGGATACCAGAGGTCTGCACCCAATCAACCGCCCGGCCCCTACCGGATACGGACAGGCCCCGGAGGTACTAACCGAAAAGGTCCAAGGTGACGGGTTCGTGATGTACCCCGACGGGTATAGGGAACCGAACCACACAATCAGCAGCGGCCAGAGTCCCCTCTACGGAAACAGCTACTGCGGAATCTTAAACTCATTCTGATGGAATTTTTCGATATGATAAAGAGCCAGTACGGGAGCGTGCAGGCCTGCGCTAAGAAGCTCGGCGTAAACAAAGAGCAGCTAATGCGACAGATCAAAACAGGCGACGGGCGGGTACTGGATGCCATCGCCGATAACTGCCGCCTCTCCCGCATCGAAGTGCGGTGGGAGTTTAGATACCACAAAGAGAACACATGACCTATCAGCAATTCATACAAAGCAAACAGGCAAAGACGTCCGCGGTAGGATTTGAACCCGAAGACCTCAATCGCCACCTGTTCCCGTTTCAAAAGGAGATCGTGCAGCGGGCGTGTCGGCGTGGCAAGTATGCCATCTTCGCCGACTGCGGCCTCGGAAAGACCCTCATGCAGCTAGAATGGGCGCATCAGGTGGCCAAAGAAACCGGAGGCACCGTGCTCATTTTATGCCCGCTTGCAGTAGCGGCGCAAACGGTCAGCGAAGGAGAGAAGTTTGGAATTCACGTAAACCAATGGCCCACGAATGGAGCCGTCGTAATTACCAATTATGAGAGCTTCCATAAGGTCGATCTCGATGGGGTGACGGGCGTGGTTCTAGATGAGTCTTCAATCCTGAAAAACTTCATGGGCAGGATGAAGCAATCCATCTTGGAGCGGTGCCAGGGCATACCCTATAAATTGGCTTGCACGGCTACCCCAAGCCCAAACGATCCAATCGAATTGGGCAACCATTCTGAGTTTCTGGATGTGCTCTCCCGCAATGAGATGAGTGCAACGTACTTTATCCATGACGGGGGCAGCACTCAAAAGTGGAGACTTAAAGGCCACGCGGAGAAGTCATTTTATAAATGGGTCGGGACGTGGTCCTCAGTTATTCGGAAGCCTTCGGACTTGGGATATGAGGACTCCGACCATGAGCTACCGCCCCTGCATTTCCACAGCAAAGAAATCGAAACGGAACAAAGGGACCACGGGATGCTGTTTAATGAGGTGGCCGTAAGTGCAACGAATTTTAATGCCGAACTACGGCTTACCAAAGTTCCACGCATGGAGACGGCCGCGGAGATAGTGAACGCCTCCGATGAGCCCTTCATCGTTTGGGTCCGGCAGAATGAGGAGGCCAAATTTATCTTGAACCTAATTCCGGATGCGGTAGAGGTTCACGGTAGCCAATCGCCCGAAGAAAAGGAGAGCGCGTTTCTAGCCTTTAAGGGCGGCAAGTTTCGGGTGCTAGTTACGAAGACCAAGATCGCCCAGTTCGGACTCAACTTCCAGCACTGCCCGAATCAGATATTCGCCTCTCTCGATTTCAGCTTCGAGGGGTTGTATCAGGCTATCCGCCGCTCGTATCGCTTCGGCCAAAAGAAAGAGGTGAACATCTACATCATCTCCACCGACACGATGGAGAACGTGATCCAATCCATAAACCGCAAACAAGCACAATTTGACACTATGAACGAAGCCATGACCACGACAATAAACTCCGAAGAAAGTATCGAAGACGTGGAATACAACATCGAAGACGTCGTAAATGAGGACTATACTATACGCCGCGGCGATTGCGTAGAACTCATTCGCAGCGTACCCGACGATAGCGTTGGATTCAGTGTCTTCTCCCCTCCGTTTGCGGACCTGTACACATACTCCGATTATGCCGAGGATATGGGCAACAGCGCGGACTGGCAGGAGTTCCTTGTTCACTTCGACTTTCTCGTCGAGAATCTGTTTCGTGTCCTGCAACCAGGGCGAAACGTGGCCGTGCATTGTATGGACTTGATGGTCAAGAAAGGCGTCGAGGGATACCGAGGATTGCGGGACTTTTCAGGAATGATTCGAGAGGCCTTTGAGAAGCATGGATTCATATACCACTCGCGCGTCACCATTTGGAAGGATCCGGTTATTCAGATGCAGCGAACCAAGGCCATCGAGCTGCTCCATAAACAGGTAAAGAAGGACTCCACCATGAGCGCCGTTGGGCTTCCGGACTACGTGCTAGTATTCCGCAAGGATGGGGAACGAGAGAATCCGGTGGCCAATACCGACTTGCCCGTGGATTTGTGGCAGAAGTACGCGAGTCCGGTATGGATGGACATTAATCAAACGCATACCCTGCAATACACTACGGCGCGAGATGAGCGCGACGAGAAGCATATATGCCCCTTGCAACTGGATACAATCGAGAGGCTTATCCACCTTTATTCCAACCCTGGAGATACAGTATTGACTCCCTTTATGGGTATTGGGTCGGAGGTGTATCAGGCCTTAAAGATGAACCGACGAGGCTTGGGGTTTGAACTGAAGCCTAGCTACTACGACGTGGCCAAAAAGAATTGCGCTGCCGTACTTAAAGAGCGCGATCAAATAGCCCTTTTTTGAATTGAACACATGAACAAACACGGACACACCTGGACACGCCAAGAGGACGAGCTGCTCATGGCACTCGTAGCCAAACACCACAATCCGAAAGCCCGGCGGCATACTTGGGAAAAAATCTCACCGCACTTTGAGCGCACCGAGCGAAGTATCGCACAGCGGTACTATCATTTGAAGAAGAACCCTAAACAGATGAAGCTCGAGATGCCGCCAAAGGAGCCTATTCAGATGCCCTTTCGGAAGCGTAGCATCACGCGTAAATCATTTTTGTGGGGACTCTATACCGTAGAGCGGGAAGAATAGCTATCTTGACCGAAAGGGCAGGCAAGTGTCCGCAATTTGGTTAAGGTGAAGCCCTCGAAACGTCGGGGGCTTCTTTCTTTATAGCGGGATAGCCCGCGCCCGGATCTTCTTGCTCCGTAGCTCTAGGTCGAGGACGTAGCACCCCAGCGGCTTGGGCGGGGCGCCCCTCATTACGTGCCAGCCTTTCGTGCCGTCTCCGTATTCCTCCTTGTACGTTGGCGTCCTGACGTGCAGGACCTCCTTTAGTTCTTGGGTATGCTTGCTGTTGAGCATCTCTACGACGTGCGTCATAGTGTACGACTCATGTACGTGGCCGCTCCAATAGCAGTCCGCCCCCTGGACAGAAGCCATAGCGCGTTGATTTTGGATAACGCCCTTCGTCACTGGTCCCCCGCCGCCAGATCCGTGGAAGTATTTCATCTTGTAGCTCATCCCGTTGCCGCTTCCGTTGGCTGCCACAAAAGACCACACAACCCACCCCCCATACCCGCCGAGGACGATATCCCCCCCGCGGGCGTTGAGGCCCTCTACAAGCCTCGCAAGGAGGTCCGTCTCGCAGTTCTTGAGGATGGCCGTCTCGTGGTTGCCGTATCCGATTAGGCGGATATGTTCCCGGTAGGGGGCGAACCATTCCACCGCCGTACCTACAAGGTCATCGAGATATGTCGCGGTGTTGTGCTCCTCCCGGATATCGGACTTCATACGCCTGCCGTCGTACCGCCCCTGCATCGCGCAGAACGTGTCTCCGTTTAGGAAGATATCCAGCCCCTCCCGCACCGCGTAGTCCAGGTCCTTCTTCAATCTCACCCGGTCGCACTTGGGGTTGTCCCAATGCAGGTCGGACATAAGGAGGCAGCGGTAATGATCCCCGGCCTCGTACTCTAATTGGTAGACCTGTACGGGTGTCATCGCTCGAACATCGACGCCGTAATCGGAACAATCGAAACGGCGGCCAATGCTACGGCGGGCCACGTCAACCCGTGCCGGATAATCTCCTCACACGCAGTAAGGGCGAGGATACCCCCAATGGAACGCTTGGCGCTCCACCGCTTGAGGTCTCCTTTCGTCTTGAAGATTTCGGTGATGGCCGCCCCCCGCTTGGCCTCGCTCACTTCCTGCGGTCCTTAAAGATGAGGCCGATGAACGTGTCGAGGTACCCGAATATCTGCCGGGGCTTCTCACTGGGGACGAGGTTCAAGACGGCCTTCACCGCGGCCAGCACGATGAAGATCAGTTCTACGTAGTGTTCAACGTACCAAGGTGTCATAGGGTCGAGGATAATGGGGTCGATGGGGTCGACTACTGTGGCGGTCACGGTATCGACGGCGGCGACGATGGTGTCGAGTGTGTCAATCATCTACCCCTCAATATAACCAGAGGCAATTCTGCGCCTTATCAGGATGGCAGTCGACATGGACGAAGGTGTCCGCTACCCCGATACGATTGAATCCAACGTATATCAGGGCCTCGATAATTTTCCACCTGCGGTTGCTAGTCGTGGCCGAAATATCGGCCGCCCATCCGTCAAGGTGTGCGCTGGTTTCGGAGACCTTGTAGCCCCTTCTCTTGAGGTCCTCTTGGTAGGATGGGGTCCGAAAGCCCGACGTTATGCGAAACGGTACCTCGGCGTAGCCTCTGGCCGCATCGAGCTTCTCTAAGAATTCATCCCGCATAAACGCCCCCGATCCGGGCAGGTCGGGAGAGTCGAATTCGTCGAGCGTGAAGTACCTCATCGAATGCCTTGCTGGGCGAGTAGGATCTTTATCTCCTGGACCGCGGCTAGCAGGTCCGTGAGCATTCCCTTGACCTCGGTCTCGGTCTTCTCCAGTGCGATGATGCGGGACTTCAGTTTGTGTACCTCTTGAGTGAGTTTCACGTACACGCCTACAAGCCCCGCAGCAATCGAAAGAATTTCAAAAGCGTCCAGCGTATCCATGCTCTTAGATATACGGACTATTCCTACTGTACGGTAATGTTTCGCGCACTCATACGGGTAACGCTACGAGCGTAGATGGCATCGAGCTCCGCTTCTGTCTTGGCCGAGTCGAAGAAGATGGCCTCGGCAAATTGTGGAGAACCACCAAAACTTGCTGAATTGTAATGCGTGTCTCCGACTCCGAGAGCGCGGGTGCTTGCGTTGCGTCCGGGTCCCGTACCAGTTACAACCGTTGTAGATGTTTGGTCTCCAATATATCCGACGTAATTGTCCGCAGAGTCAATAGAGAGCGCAATAAAATAAAAGTTGCTGGTCATGCTCCCGATAGTTACGTTTCCAATTCCGCCGCGTTCATTCAAATTCAGATTGGTGGAGGCGCTGATATACAAACTCACGCCATCGCTACCCGCTCCGGACTGTGTTAAGGTTCCTCCCAACATAGCATTTTGACTCTGCGTATTAACGACAAAACACATTGTGAAAGTTGACGGCTCCGTTATACTCGTGGCCAGTCCGTCATTTTCGTTTACTATCTCAGCGTAGTTATAGGCGAAAGAGGGGGCGGCACTGTTCTCCGTGAGGTTTGTGGCGATTCCAGTTAGGTCGATATATAGCTGATTACTACGGCCAAAAATCCAATGTCCTATCGCCCCTGATTCCGCCGAGGGATACGGATTGTTCAACCCACTGAAAGCGTTTTCATATCGAGTGCCAAAGGTGCGCAGACTCGCTGCATCGAAGTGCAGGTTGTCGTAGCTGGTCAAAGACGCCGAGCTCACCAAAGCTGTTTGGTAATTGTAAACCGGTGTATTCGTTATTACAGCGCTATTGTTTGCTGTCGTACCATTGCCGCCAACAAGAAGCTCGCCCGTAATAAACGGCGTCTGCTGCGTGGCTTCGTTAATATCCTCGCGGATCTGCTGAATCATCTTGAACAGCGCCGTAGAGTATACCGCTTCGCTGGAAGTCTTGTCGTTTTCGCCTTGATGCCAGAGAATAGCTTTGAAAACCCAAGAGGGGTTTGCGGTCATTAGTGCGTTCGTAGCATCAACGGCGTGCTCATACTCGACATCTCCGGGGTTCCAGTTGTTTTGTAAGAAGCCCGTACCCCCACGCGCGGCGGGAATGAGAACGACGGTATTTCCTGTCTCGTTGACGTAATCGATAGTGAACTGCAAAGCGAGGCCCATATCGCCCGCCTGAGCGTCCCAATGTCCCAACGGCGGCGAGGCCGCGATGGTCGTCGTATCGGTATAGGTCGGGTATCCTGTAGCTTGTGGATATTGCAAGGTTCCGGACGGGTAACCTGTGCCACCGTCAAAGGTCGGGCGGCCTACCATATTTGACTGCCCAACGAGAAGGAATACGTGCGTTCCAATCTCTACCGGGGCACCCGTGCTTATGGTCAAAAAGCTAGTCGTGCCGCTGAACTTTTTTACAATCGAGACGTCCGCCCCGCTAACCTTACCGATGCTCATCAGAAAATGTTGAAGTAGGTGTTCACGTTACTTTCAATGCCGGTACGGTTACTTGTTTGGTCAGTCTCGTACAGGATAATCTCTTGAGCGTTGCCTTCCAGCCTCAGAGTACTAACCGCGCCGACCCTTGTTGCGCCGATAGCGTCGACAGTCATTGCTTGCGCCCCCCCGGTTACTTCATTAGCTCCGTTGTATTCTAGACTTCCGTTGGTGCCGTTACTATTGAAGGCCAAAAAACATTGGTCTGTCAAAGCACCAAGCGCGGTAATATTCAACGTGCCCGAATTGGTAAAAGCGCGGGCGGTTCTGCCGCCCGACTCGCCCGCCGCAGCGAGGCCGACCAAATTGGCTTGACCGATTACACAATTCGCGCTCCCAACGTTCAGAGTCTCCGGCCTACACACAGTAAAAGCACCCTGCACGTCTAGGCTTGTAAAGCCAAGAGTCGGCAAAGGCCCACTGCCAGACCACAGAAATTTTAATGTGGGCTTTTCGTTGCCGGTGCTGCCTTCCTCAAAAACGCTTTGCGTTGTGCCGTCGTAAATTTGCGGCTGGATTGCCGGATTGGTTTGCTGCGCGTGGTTTTGGAGGCCCGTCTGGTCGTACCAATATTCGATAAATCCGTCTGAAGTTCCACAATGCGAAGCGATGTCAGCTACTGCCAGGTCGCCACTACCATCGAAGCCAATATTAGCCGTGGCGTTGTCGCTTGCCCGCCGAACCATCAAAGCCGTGTTAGCGTTATTGTTCAACTGCCGCACGCTATACGCGGCCCCCGCGTTGGGATAGTCAAAGAGGAAACCACTCGTTGGCGCGTCTGGATTAATAGAACCCACCGCCAACGACAGGCCGTCAACCTTTGAGATATTCCCCGACGTAGCCCCGTCAACCTTGGCGATGTTGCCAATATCGACCGCGTTTATCTTCGAGATATCAGGCAATTTCGATCCAGTCTTGAGAGGGTGAGAAGAAGACCTTGTTGTCGGCGAGGCAGTACCCCGCCACCCGCACGAAGTCGCCCTGAGCGCTCGGTTGGGTAGACGTCAAATATCCAGCCGTCACCGTATCGACGTACAGGATATCTCCCGCCGTGCCGGGGTCGTGGCTCAAATAGGCCGTCCCATGCGTCAAGAATCCACTCGTCGCCGCCGTCCCGAGGGCTACCCCCATGAGGCCCTTGGTCGTCGCTTCAGCGTCCGCATCGACAGCGACCCAATCCGTACCGTTCCAAACGTACACCGACCCCTCCGTGAGGCCCGTCGTCGTTCCGAACTTGACGATAGACCCCTCTACCTCTCCGGCTGCGCTGACCGCCGTAGCGCGGCTCCGGTATTCTACCTCGGCACCGTCTCCGGCTCCAATGGTGATAGCTCCGTCGGCGTTGGTAATCTTCACGAAATTACCTGCCGTCAAGGTCGCATTCACGAACTGTCCGGAGGTGGCGTTGTTGATTAGCACCTCGCCCGCGGCAGGGGTGCCGGTGATCGTGACGTCGCTAAGATCGTTTAGGTCGGTAGTGCCAATCTCCACGAAGTCTTGCGACGGCATAAACATTACGCGGTTCCCGTCTAACCGCTGACCCAAAACGCGCAAGATTTCGCCAGTAGTAGTCGGCGCAACCTCGGTCATATCGCCGGAAGTCGAGAGATAGAGAACGTCGCCGGCGGTACTTCCGGGAGGTGTGCCATAGTAGTAGACGCCCGAAAGGAGAACGCCGTCTGCGGTGCCGCTTGTGCCCAGTGCAATTCCTAGGATACCCTTGGACGTACCCTCGGCGCTGTTGTCCGCTGCTACCCAATCATTTTGCAAACCATTCCAATAGTATACATCTCCAGCGGTGAGGGTGTTGCCCGCGTCGCCAACCTTGGCAACCATGCCCTCGAAATCTCCATCGGCAGAGAGGGCCGTGGCACTTACTTCGTATTCGATATTTTGGCCGTCGAGCTTGGTACCCGATCCGCCGCCACCCGTAGCGGCAATCGTTACCGTCGTGGCGTCCTCCGTTATCGTTACGTTCGTTCCCGCCGTGAGGGTCTTATCCTGCGGCACCCCCGAAGAGTCGCCAATCCAGATATTCCCGTCGGGCAAGTTGGGCAGGTCGTTCACCCTTCCCGCTCCCATCACAAGCAGGTCCCCGGAGCCGGCAGCCTTGGCGACCTTGGCGACTTTTTGGATTAAGGCCGTTCCCGTGGGCTTGGTAGCTGT